ATAGTGAATGTGAAGTTATCTTTACCGTACTTTTCTATATCAGCGTTTAAAACATTTGATGAACCTGTATATGTCTTCCAGTCAGTTTGTATATCCTTATGACGTTTATTTTTCTTACCTTTAAGAGGCGGCATCTTTTTTACTGATTTCATCTGCTTTTTTCCAACATAATGCTTACCTAATTTGTTGTTGGTTATTATGTAGATAAATCCAAATGGATCTTCGGGTATTTCAATATCTGTTTTCCAGTGTCCTAAGTCTATCATTTGGATTTACGCTTTTTACGCTTACCCTTACTTATACCACCTCTGCGTTGTACTCCACCAATTGCTTTTGGAAGACGTGCATCACCTGGTGCATATATTGAGTCATTAGAAGTATATCTACCTTCATTAGGATTATATATACCACCATCTTTACCAACTGCGGCACCAAATACAGAACCCACACCCCCAGCAATATTATCTTCTTGTAATAATGTTAAAAATGCAATCTTAAATGTTGACATATTGTTAATTGTATTTATATTTAGATATGAGTCTACTTCGTAAATATATGGAAGAGGTTGAAAAGGATCTAGTTGTCAACGATTTCAACATTAAAGAAACCCAGCTGCGATTACCCGCAAGAAAGCATTATTGGGTTGCTAGACTTATTGAAGCAAAGAGTGAACTTCAAAAACTTAACGATAAAGAAAAAAAGCTTCAAAAGAAGTTATCTGTTAAAATCAAAGAAGAAGCACCGATGCATCTTACTGATAAAGTTATTTCAACATTAATTGATGAACAAGATGAAATGTCTAACATTAAAGATAATAAACGTGATCTTACCAATGTGATTGAGTACCTTGAAAAAGTTGAAAAGATTATGAGCTCGATGGGATTTGATATTAAAAATATTATTGAACTTAATAAGCTTGAGCAATTATGATGAAGTTTGATTTAAAAGGCAATAAGCTTATCTTTCAGTGTGATACAGACTTGTTTAAACAAATTAGAGAACAGTTCAGTTACCCATATGCTGGACATTCTTTCATGAAAAAGAAGAACAAGTTTATTCCAAGCCGCAAGTATGTTATAACACCAACAGGTCAATGTGAAATTGGAATGTTTTGGGAAATTAACAAATACCTCCATGAAAATCAAATCATTGATGATAACCTTATTATTACAAAAGAACTATCAAATTATTTGAGTAAACAGTATGACTTTGAGTTCTACAACACACTTAAAGCAAGTGGTCAACCTTTAAGAGACTACCAAGTCGATGTTGTTAAATTAGCTCTTAAGACCGGTCGTGGTATTTGTTTAATGGGGACTGGAGCTGGTAAAACACTTGCAACTGCTGCGTTAATTGAAAACTATTATTTGAATGCTACTAACAAAAATGCTTTTAAATGTTTAGTTGTTGTTCCAGATTTAGGATTAGTTACTCAAACGTTTAATGATTTCCTATCATACGGTATAAGTTTTAAAATTACAAAATGGACAGGAAATACCACACCTGATTTTACAGCTAATGTAATCGTAGTTAACATGTCAATACTTCAACGGAGATTTGAGGAAAATGAGTGGTTGAAACACATTGACCTATTAGTTGTTGATGAGTGTCATAAGAGTTCCGCTGAAGTATCAGGAAAGATCATATCTAAAATGACTACACCACACAAGTATGGATTTACAGGAACATTACCAGATAACAATGGTGATAAGTGGTCAGTTTTAGGAAAGTTAGGTCCCGTTATATATGAGAAGAATTCCTTTGAATTACGACAGGAAAATTTCCTTGTTAATGTTAATGTGAAGTGCATTAACATGTTTTACGATCGAGTTCCTAAAATGAAATATAAGGATGAGTTGGATTTTATATACAACTCTGAGTTTAGGAACAATACAATTAAGGAAATTGCTCAAAAGTTCCCAAAGAATATCCTCATTTTAGTCAACCATATCCGACATGGGGAAATGCTATTGGAAAAACTTTCAGGAACTTCGAAGAGGGTATATTTTATTCAAGGGAAAGTTGAGGTTGAGGAACGGGAAAGAATTAAGGAACTGATTGAAAAACACGATGATGTCGTGTGTATAGCACTAAGTTCAATATTTTCTACTGGGGTAAACATCAAAAATCTACACATGATTATGTTTGCAGCTGGTGGTAAAGCGTTTATTCGTACAGTTCAATCTATCGGCCGTGGGTTGCGACTACATCCATCCAAGAATAAATTGATTATTTTTGACTTAATTGATAATTTACACTATGGTATTGAACATGGCCTTGCAAGAAAATCAATTTACCAACGAGAACAAATTGAATATTCAGAAAAAAACATAAGACAGCCTTGATTTAAAAGGGTACAACGTTATAATAACGTATGGCAACGAAAGAAAAGAAGCAACATTATGTAAATTCAGAAGAATTTAAGGTAGAGCTTAAACAATACTATGATTCAGATGTGATGACTGAAAATCTCGGGTTGTATATTAAGAAAATTGCAACTGGATTGAGTTTTTTACCATCGTTTATCAATTATACCTACAAGGATGACATGATTGGGGATGCTCTTATTAAGATGTATGGTGCATTAAAGAATAAAAAGTTCGATTTTAGCACCGGATCTAATCCTTTTTCATATTTTACTACAATTGCATTTCATGCATTCATTAATAGAATTAAAAAAGAGAAAAAACACCACGAAACTATCACTGCATATAAAGCTCAAGTGTATGAATCAATGATGACTGATCCTGAGATGAGTTGTAACATTTATATCAAGCCAGAGGATGGTGATTCAGAATCAGATTATTATAATATTGATGATCAATAATTCAAAAGTTGCAGTATTTTCAGACCTACATTTAGGGGTTCACAATAACTCAAACCAATGGCATGATATAGCCTTAAATTGGTGTAAGTGGTTTGTTGCAGAACTAAGACAAAAGCAAATTACAGACATTATATTTTGCGGTGACTGGTATCATAACCGTAGTGAGATATCTGTAGATACGCTAAATGTATCAGCTGAAATCTTTGACATGTTAAAAGAGTTTAATCTGATTATCATTACAGGTAATCACGATTTGTATTTCAAACATAGAACAGATGTTCATTCATTAAACCTTATGAAAGGTAGACATAATGTTACCATTATTGATACACCAAGGTCTGTTGAATGTTTTGGTAAAACGTTAAGTTTTTTACCTTGGGGATTTGATGTTAATTCTGTATCAAATGGAGATGTATGTTTTGGTCATCTCGAGGTTGAATCATTTCAAATGAATTCTTCAAAAACTTGTGATGATGGTATTAAAGCAAGTTCATTATTACAAAAATTTGGGTTAACTCTATCAGGTCATTTTCATACTAGACATGAAAGAATGTTTGGAGCTGGTACAATTTTATATGTTGGTAATCCATTTGAAATGGACTTCGGTGATTGTGATAACGTTAAAGGATATTATGTATTAGATCTCAAAGATTTATCGTATGAATTTACCTCGAATAATATTTCACCTAAGTATAAAAAAATTACCCTAAGTGAAATGGTTGCTGCTGGTACAATTACATCTGATATTAAGATGCAAATTACCAATAATTTTGTGAAGTTGAAGATTGATAGAAATATTAATCAAGACGATGTATCAACACTATACACAGTCATCAATCAGCTTGCACCAAACAGTATAACTGTTGATTACGATCTAAACTATAATAAAATTTTAACAGATAATAATAGTTATGATTTTTCAGGTATTGATATACCTAATGCTATTTTAGAATTTGTAAATTTACTTGACGTTGACGAAAAGGATTCTATAATAAAATATACACTTAATTTGTATAAGAAGTGTACTAACGCATGAAATCAGTTATATTCAAAAGTCTTAAGCTTCAAAATTTTTTATCAGTGGGTAACACACCTGTTGCTATTGAATTTAACAAGGGTATTAATCTGATTACAGGTATCAATAAAGATAAACCTGATCGTAGAAATGCTATTGGTAAATCAACAATTGCTGATAGTTTATATTTTGTTATATTCGGTGAACCTTTAAGAGAGATCAAAAAAGATTTAATTGTCAATAATATTACAGGTGGTACAGCTGTGGTTGAACTTGATTTTGATGTACTATCACCAAAAGGTAATAACTCATTTAAACTAATACGTAAACTTAACCCATCAAAGGTTATGATTTATAAAGATGGTGTTGATAAAACTAGAGACACTATTGCAAATACAAACAAATATATTTGCGATGTATTAAGTGCAACTCCATCAGTGTTTCAAAATTGTGTTATTATGACTGTTAATAATGCAATTCCTTTTATGGCAAAAAATAAAGTCGAAAAACGAAAGTTTATTGAAGATATTTTTGGTTTAGAAGTGTTTAGTCAGATGATCTCTGAGTTAAGGGGTGAATATAATACTGTATCAAAAGAGTATGACCTCGAGCAAGCAAAATTTTCTGAAGTTAATAGATCTACTTTTGATTATAAAAAGCAAAAACAGAAAATTTTAGATTATCGTGCTCAAAAACATCAGGTGTATTTACAACGTCAACAAGAAAATGATGATACATGGAATAAACTGGATGCTAAACTTAGCGGAATGGTTTTTTGGGATGTTAGTATAATACAAGAAAATATCAGTAAATTACAAACTGGTATTAAAAAGTGTGAAAGTGTAATTACTGATAAAAATTTACTAGTTGGTGAATATACATCTAGAATTAAAACTTTAAAAAGCACATATGAAAAGATTGGTACAGACCAAGAAGAGTGTCCTGTGTGTTTAAGATCAATTAAAGATCACGACGCAAAATATATTAAAGAAGAAAAGGTTAAGATTGAGATTGAAATCGATAATCTAACTAAATTACTCAAAGCAACTAAAGATGAAATTATTTCAATACAGCAAAAGAAAGAAGCTGTTACTAAAAAGTTAAAAGACGAAGAAGGTAAAATTGCAAGAAATAAACTTCTTCATCAAGAAGAAAAAAATATTTTAGATAAGATTGAACAGATTAAAAAATGGCAGGAATCACTGGTGGATGATATTAACCAGGTTACTGATACATCAACTGAGTTTGATGGTATTATTGAAGATACTGAAAAACGTTTAAGTGATCTAGATCAAACTATCATTCAAAAGAAACAGCAAATTCAAATGCTTGATGTTGTAAAATATATCATCAGCGAAGAAGGTGTTAAATCTTATATTGTAAATAAGTTGCTTGAGCTTCTTAATAGCCGACTACTTTACTATCTCAAGAAATTAGATAGTAATGCGATTTGTTATTTTAATGAATTTTTCGAAGAAGAGATTGTAAACGATAAAAATAAAATCTGTTCATATTTTAACTTCTCTGGTGCTGAACGTAAGAGTGTTGATCTTGCATGTTTGTTTACTTTTTCCGATTTGAGAAGAATGCAAGGTGGTGTACAATACAATATTGTATTTTATGACGAACTACTTGATTCATCTTTTGATGAAAAAGGTATTGAACTAATTGTAGATATTCTTAAAGAACGTGCAGATAAGTATAACGAGAGTATTTACATTATTTCACATCGTAGTGAATCAATTAAAGCCGTCACGGGAGAAGTAATCTTTTTAGAAAAGCAAGCAGGTATTACAACCCGTGTTGACTTTATAGATATTTGACATAAATTTTAATACCCAAAACCATAAATACTATTATGGGTGTACAAAATAAACTAAGCTGGTACAGTAAACATAAAAATATTACAGGTTATGAACACAATATTATTCATTTATACCAACAAGAACATTCTGTAACAGAAATTGCAAAACAATTCGATGTTAATGTACACACTATTAAAAGTGTTATAACAAAAAACGGATTACAACTTAGAACTCCAAAAGAATCACGAAATTTAAGTAGGTATAACTTAACACGAAATACAACGGTTCAGTATACCTTCTCATCAGACCAATTAATTGATATTAAAAATATATATAATTATGGGTATGGTGTAAATTATATTGCTAAAAAGTACAAAGTTGATAATGGAGTTATTATTCGGATTTTAAATGAAAACGGTATAACTGTACGTGATAAAAAAGAACAACTACAATTTAAACATATTACAACAGAGTTGTTTAAGCAAACAATTATTAATAAATTCGGTGGTTGGTCAGTTTTACAACAAAAGCATCAAGATAGTGTATATAAAAAATATGGTGTTAGTAACGTTATGCAAGTACCAGATGTTTATTACAAACAGCAACTATCAGGTAAAAAATATAAGCAAATTACTATAAATGGTAAGGAATTTATTTATCAAGGATACGAAGATAAAGGTATTAAGTTTTTATTACAACTTGGTTATGAAGTTGATGACATTATATCAGGAAAAGGTAATGTACCTATAATACCATATACATTTAACAGTAAAAATAAAATCTACTACCCAGATCTATATATACCTAAAGATAATTTAATTGTGGAAGTAAAAAGTACATACACAATGGAAAAGTTTTATGGACAAAACATTGCAAAAAAAGAAGGTACCGAAAAAGCAGGGTTTAATCTTGATTTTTTAATTTTTTAACTTTAATATATATATATGATTAGCTTACATTCAAGCCCTTTTGTTTCACCATTTGTATCACCCAACGGTGCCAAGTTCAGAGGTGATGTGCAACCACCACCTAAACCTCAATTACCACCTGAAAATAGTTTACCGAGAGTTGTAAACTATCTGGCTAAATAATTGGTCCTTTATTAAGAAATTAATATCGAAAAATCTCTTTAATTGCTGGAAACCTTTAAAATGGCAATCAGCAGCGAAGCTTCGAAAGAAGAACGTTCAACGACTATCGCGGAAGCGAGTAGATACAAGTGTATCGAAACGGGAGACACCCATTGGGTGATGATATAGTCTCATCTATGTGGAAACATATAGCAGCGAAAGCGGTTTAAATATAACGAGTTTAAACGAAGATATAGGATTATAGTGGATGTGGGCATTGGCGTGTACTATGGCCTGAGCAGATTCTTAATGCAAATCAGCAGATTGTATCACAATCAAATACATGTATGATATTTGATCCAAAGTGGTATGAAGGTGTTGCTGCTGTTAAAATTCAAAGACAAGCTACTTCTGAACAAAAGAAGTTTATTCAATATCTTAAAACAATTCAAGCTCAGTGCGGTTTTAAAATTATTTACGAAGTTGATGATGTAGTATTTAAAGAGTGTATTCCAGATTATAATAGATTTAAATTTGCTTTTGATACAGAAGAAATTCGACAAAATTGCATCGATATTATTAATTTAGCTGATGAAGTTACAGTTACATGTGACTACATGAAAGAGCTATATATGGAAAAGACTGGTAAAAAAGAAATTACTGTTATTCCAAACTTCCCTCCGTTCTTCTGGATGGGATATTTGTTTAATCATTCGAAAATTTGTACGAGTCTTGATCGTAACCATAAAAAGCCTCGTATCCTATATACAGGTTCTGGTGCACATTATGATGTAGATAATAAAACAGGTGGTAAGGATGATTTTGAGCATGTCATCAAAGCTATTATAGATACTAGACACAAATATCAATGGGTGTTTATGGGAGCGTTTCCACCACCACTTGGTCCATATATTAAGTCAGGTGAAATTGAATTCCATCCATGGCAACCACTTTATCAATATCCTAAAAAGATTTACGAACTTGATATTAACTTGATGATTGCACCTTTGCAGGATAATCCATTTAATAAATCCAAGTCTGATATCAAATATATTGAAGCTTGTATTTTAGGCATACCTGTTATTTGTCAAAACATGGTTACATATAAGGATGCAATGTTGAAGTTTAATTCAGGTGATGAACTACTTGATATGATTGCTTCAACATTGAAAAATAAACCAAAATATCGTAAAATGTCTCTTGATATGAGAGCAGTTGGTGAAACTCGCTTCCTAGAAAATCACGACAATATCGGCTGTGTACATGAAGCATATACTACACCATTTAATAGTGATAAAAGAAAACACTTGACTAAATGGAATTAGACACTATAATAAGGTCTAATGTCATATAGAAATTGTTTTTATAATAACAACACCCGTTCGGTTGAGCTTTTTACTTGGGATAAAGATGGTAAACGAATCAGATGTAATGTATCTCACGACCCGTACTTGTATGTAGAGGATACAAAGGGAGAGTTTACGTCAATCTATAATACAAAGCTTAAGAAGAAAGTATTTCGGAATAGCTATGAACGAAGCAAATGGATTCGTGATAGTGGTGTTCGTCGTGTATTTGAAAATCTTCCACCTGTTCAGCAATACTTACTTGAGACGTTTTGGAGAGATAATGAGACACCTTCATTTACAGAACATCCAATCAAGTTATGTATTTTAGATATTGAAACTTATTCTGTTGATAGTTTTCCTAATCCAGAAGATCCAACGCATGAGGTAACTCTAATTACTTGTTATGATAGTTTAAGTAAAAAGTTTACTACATTTGGTACTAAGCCATATTGCGGTACGAATAAAAATGTAGATTTTGTATTTTGTAAAACGGAGCCAGAATTATTCATAAAATTTATTGATTATATCAAGCTGGATTATCCTGATATTATTACAGGTTGGAACCTCGAGTTCTTTGATATGCCTTATATCATTAATCGTTGTACAAGACTGTTGGGTGAAGAATATACGAAAGAACTTTCTCCTCTAGGTCGAGTACATTTTAGAGATATTATGGGTAAGTTTGGGTTGCAACAAAAGAGATATTATATAGATGGTGTTTCGATTATTGACTATATCGATATTTACAAACGTTTTTGTTTTAAAGAGCAAGATAGTTTCAAGCTTGATAATATTGGTGAAATTGAACTTGGTGAAAAGAAGGTTGATTTAGGTGGTGTTTCACTTGCAACGTTAACTGATACAGAGTGGGATAAGTTTGTAGATTACAATATTCAAGACGTTAATATCGTTGTTAGACTTGAAGAAAAACTGCAATATCTTTCTTTATTAAGAATGTTATCGTATGCTGGTTTATGTACGTTTGAGCAAGCAATGGGTACATTAACTGTAATTAATGGTGCATTGTGTATCAAATCGAGAGAAATTGGTAAAGTTATTTCTACGTTTATTCGTAATGATCCAGATAATGTAAATCCTGGTGCGTATGTTGCAGAACCGAAGCATGGGTTTCAAGAGAAAGTTATTTCATTTGATGCTAATTCTTTGTATCCAAACGTGATGATCTCTTTAAATTTATCACCTGAAACTAAAGTGGGTAAGTTTGAAAAGAAAGATGATAATACATTTATAGTTCGTCATGTAAGTGGTAAGTCATTTGATATGACTAAAGAGAAGTTTGCAGAGTTTATTAGAACTGAAGATCTTGCAATTACAAAAGCAAACTTTTTATTTACTCAAAAGTTTAAAGGCATTGTACCATTATTTGTTGATCACTTTTATAATAAGCGTGTAGAAGTAAAGAAAGAACTTCAGAAATATAAAGTGGAGATGAGTAAGCTTAAAAAAGGTACCGATGAATATCGTAAAGCATCTGATATGGCTGATAAACTTAATGCTCATCAGATGTGTGTGAAGGTATTGATTAACTCGTGTTATGGATATTTTGGAAATAAGCAAGCACCAATTGGTGATGATGATATTGCATCTTCTGTGACACTAACTGGTCAAGCTGTAATTAAAGAGTCAAATATACTCATCAAAGAGTATTTAAAAGCTAATGTTGTGGGTATTAGTGATTCAAAATTGGAAGACTCGATTGTATATAATGATACAGATAGTTCATATGTATCAATTAAACCTCTATTCAATGATAAAAATACCTTTATCGATGAAAATAATAAATTAACTGAATATACCCATAACCACGTTAAAGCTTTAGAAAGTTATTTGAATGATAAAATTAAAATTTGGGGTAAGAAAAATCTTAATTCAAAAGATTGTCGGTTTGTTTTTAAACGTGAAAGTATTTGTGATGTTGGTATTTTTTTACAAAAGAAACGATATGTATTACATGTATTAGATGATGAAGGTATTGCTTGTAGTAAGTATAAGTATACTGGTGTTGATGTTGTGAGAACGACAATGCCTAAAGCAATCAAACCGTATGCTAAGAAAATTATTGAGACGATGATGACTACTAAATCTCAAGTTGAAACTAATAAAGTACTAACTGAAACGTATGATATTTTTAAAAGCTTGCCGATTCAAGATATTGCGTTTGTTATGGGGTTAAAAAATTATAATAAGTATGCTGGTAGGTGTAAAGATTTTGAAACTGTAAAAGGTATGCCAATTCATGTCAAGTCTAGTTATTTTTATAATCAGTTACTTGAAAAATTTGAACTTGATAACAAATACGAACAACTTAATTCTGGGGATAAAGTGCGATACATATATCTTGAAACACCTAATAAATATATGCTTGAAACTATTGGGTTTAAAAATACATTCCCTGAAGAATTTAATCAATATTTCAAAGTTGATCATGAAAAGATGTTTGAAAAGATTCTATTTTCAGCCGTTGAAAGATTCTATGATGCAGTTCAATGGCGAGTTAGAAAACCGAGAGAGGCAGTTCAAACAGAATTGTTTGATTTGTTTGGTTGATTTGTAACTTATAGAGTCTAAATTAAACTATGAACGAAAAAATTAAACTTATTATTGATCATGTTGGCCGCTTTATTGTTGGAGAAATTCTTACAGAAGATGCTGATCAGATTACACTAAAGACACCTGTAATTATCCACGTACAGCCAAATGCACAAAATGGTCAGCTACAAGTACAAACCTTACCACTATTGTTTAGCGAGTTTATTGCTGATAAAGATACAAACGTTTGGAGCTTTAGTAAAAAGTCTACTGCAGTTAGTGAAGTTAAACTTGATTCGAGACTTGTTCAGCAATATCAAAGTATTGCAAACCCACAACTAGTTCAACAACCACAAGCGGACCCGACCGTTATCAAATTGTTTGATGACTGATCGTTAGATTGGTATCAATTAATAACAAAGCTACAAGTGGAAACGCTTGTAGCTTTTTTGTGGATAAACGGGGATTATAGATTATAATAGTTGTATGGATAAAGAATTAAAAGCTGCTCTCGATAGTATAGATGAAATCAATCCCTATGCTACATATTTGGATAAAAATTCCCTTAGTTTAGTTGATGGTTGGATTGATACCGGAAGCTACGTATTGAATGCGTTAATTTCAGGTAAGTTTGATGGTGGTATACCAGTAGGTCGTGTAACATTACTTGCAGGTGAATCAATGACAGGT